ATTTGTATCAAAGGCCGCTAATATAGCAAACTTAGCATTCTTTTCGAAATCATTGATAGAGGAATATGATAATGTTATAAGAAATGGTGGTAAAACAATTTTAGGTGGTGTTAAAGTAAAAAGTGGAAATAAAATAGCTGCAACAACATTATTAACAACAATATTGACTGCAACTAATGCATCAACTACCGGTGATTTATTGAGAGATATAGGCCCTGCAATACAACTTTATTGGGCAGGTGCGAAATTAGAAGATGGGCCAACGGTTCCAAGTATACCATGTTTCGGTACTTTAAAAAATATAACAACCAATGTTGCAATTAATTTATCTCCTGGTGTATGGGTTCCAATATCAGTTTTACCCAATTCATCGTATTCTCCATTTTTATTAAGTTTTATCACATCAGCGATGGTACATATGTTGACGGTTGGTGGATTTTTTCAATGTACATGCCAATACCCACCACCAGCACCACCTGCACCTGGATTTTTACCTTGGGTGGGATATTTGGTTCCACCGATAACAAATCCAACGGCCACACTTAAAGGAATTAGTAATGTTGAAATTGCAATGGCGGCCGCCGGTAAAGTGGCAGATATTGGAATAACACTAGCGGAAACGAATTCAGTAAACGATGCTTTAACATCGGTGATAAATACAACTGCGGATGCAAAGGTTAAGGCCGCAGCAGAGGCCATTAAAAATGATAATGCTAAAGCAATGGCTGATGCCGGTATGGCATTAAATCCAACATTGAGTAAATATACATCGACAAAAACTATTACATTAGGGTAAATTAAAACTTTCAATATTTATTAAAAACAATTATTATGGATTCGAAATTATTAGTCGGATTAATCAAAGAAGTTGTAAAAAACGAAGTTAAACAACAAGTCAAAGAAGAATTGGCTAAATTGATTAAATCTGGTGCAGTTACATTAAACTCACAAAAGAAAACATCTACTCCATCATTAAGAGAGATGACAGAAGTTACACCTACACCGGTTAGAAGGCAACAACCTGTGTATGAACAACCCGTTCAAAGACCACAAAGGGAATTTTCAAAAGACCCAATGATAAATGAAATTCTAAATGCAACACAACCATTTACATCGGCACAACGTGTTGAGGGTGGTGCACCAGGAATGGGTGGTAGTGTATTAGATATGTTACAACCACAAATGAGTGTAGATTCGGAAGGTTGGGAAACGATGGATTATAGAGAATCGGGTGTTCCTCAAAATATTCCACAACAATTGGAATCAACCGGTGACGGATTACAAGATGCTACAATAAAAGCATTGACAAGAGATTATAGTGAATTAGTAAAGAGATTTAAATAATGGCAATAGAATTAGGCAGAGTTAATGTAACCGATTTAGCTGAAAATAATTATAAGGTATTGGGAATAGGTGTAAATACAAGTTCCGATAAGAATGGTATTTTTTCTACCAATTACTCTACTTTATCGCAAGCTAAAAGTAATTTAATTAACCTAATTATGACAAGGAAGGGTGAAAGAGTAATGCAACCAGAGTTTGGATGTGATATTTGGAAATTAATATTTGAACCAATAATACGTGATGATATAGATTCTAAAATAGAATTTACAATAAACGAAGCCGTAAACAGATGGTTACCATATTTAAATATAGACGAAATAATATTTGATTACGATGATGCATCAATTGATAAGCATGTAATATCTTTGGATATAACATTTTCATTGATATCAAACTCAAATATGAAAGATTCATTGAATATAGAAATTAAACAATAAATAAATGGCACTTAAACCTTTAGATAAAAGTTGGAAAAATAATAAAAAGGATATCAATTATGTTGGTAAAGATTTTGCTACATTAAAGCAAAACCTTATAGATTTTACTAAGACATATTTTCCAAACACATATTCCGACTTTAATGAATCTTCACCTGGTATGGTATTTGTTGAAATGGCATCATATATAGGTGATGTTTTATCATTTTATCAAGATACACAATTAAAAGAATCATTACTATACCATGCAACCGAAAGAAAAAATGTAATGTCAATTGCACAATCTTTTGGATATAAACCAAAAGTAACTGCACCAGCAGTGACAACTATGACGGTTTATCAATTAGTTCCATCAACCGGTATAGGTGCATCAAACCAACCAGATTCCAGAATGTATTTAAAAATAAAAGAAGGAATGGAGGTTGCAGGTAAAAATGGTGTTGTTTTTAGAACAACCGATGGTATTGATTTTGCAAACGAAGTTGATAGAGAAATAGATGTTTATGAAAGAGCTACTAATACAGGAGAACCTATTTTATATTTAATAACAAAAAAAGTAAAAGCAATATCTGCTAACAGAGTATCTAAAACCATTGGGCCAGTTGTTGATATAGAATATCCTACTATAACAATAAATGATACAAATGTTATAGAAATAACATCGGTTGTGGATGATTTGGGAAACAAATATTATGAAGTTCCGTATTTAGCACAAGAAAGTATATTTGTTGAAAAACCAAATACACAAGCCAATTCGGAATCATATGCAACATCAAGTATAGTCCCATATGTTTTAGAAGTTCAAAAAGTACCTAGAAGATTTTCTACTAAAATAAATTCGGATAATACAATAGATTTACAATTTGGCAGTGGTGATGTATCTATGCCGGACGAACAAATATTACCTAATACAAAAAATGTAGGATTAGGTTTAGCCAATTCTGTTAATAGATTAAATCAGGGAATAGACCCATCAAATTTTTTAAAAACAAATACATTTGGAATATCTCCTATAAATAGAACATTAACTATAACCTATTTAACAGGTGGTGGAATAGATGCAAATATAAATCAAGGTGAATTAACTATTATAAATAAAATAGAATATGACGAAGATTTATTATCATTAGAAGCAGAGTTATTACAAACATATCAAGCTGGTAAGGAATCAATTGCCGTTGAGAATTTAGAATCTGCAGTGGGTGGTAGAGGTGCTGAAAGTATTGAGGAAATTAGACAAAATGCATTAGCAACATTTGGTTCTCAAAATAGAGCAGTAACTAAACAAGATTATATTATTCGTGCATTATCGATGCCTGAACGATATGGTAGTGTTGCAAAGGTATATGTTTCACAAGATGGTGAAATTGATAATAATTCTCCTGCATCAATACTAGCCAATCCAAATACATTATCCGAATTTACAAATTTGGTGGATTCAATTAAAAATTTAAATAAATCGGATATACAAAAAGAATTGACAAAATTCTTATCGCAAAAGAAAACTGCAATAAGTGAAGTAAACAATCCATTTGCAATTAATATGTATGTATTAGGATATGATGGTAATAAAAAACTAACAAATTTAAATCAAGCAATCAAACAAAATCTTAAAACTTACATAGGTGAATATAGAATCATCACAGATGCTATAAATTTAATTGATGGATTTATTGTAAATATTGGTTTAGATTTTGAAGTAGTTTGTTATTCAAATTATAATAAAAGAGAAGTTCTTGCAAATTGTTTAAATGAGATGCAGGAATATTTTAATATAGATAATTGGACATTTAATAAACCAATAAACATTTCAGAAATAGAATTAATACTTGCAAATGTAGAAGGTGTAATGAGTGTACCATCGGTTAAGATAGTTAATCTATGTGCACAGGATGGAACATATGCACCAAATGATTATAATATAGATGAAGCAACGAGAGGAAAGATTGTCTACCCTTCCTTAGACCCTTGCATCTTCGAAGTAAAATATCCTAACAAAGACATAAAAGGGAGGGCCATATAATGCATAAATTTTTCACATCATCATTTGACGCAAGTGTATATCTTCAACAACCCGAACAAAATACGGGTAGAGATGAGATATTAGAAATAGGTAAACTTTATTATGGTTCTAACGAAGTGGCTTCTGCCAAAGATATAGCAAGAACTTTAATTAAATTTCCAATTACACAAATTTCTCAATCAATTGCAGAAAGTATAGGAACAGGAAGTTATTCCGTTTTCTTAAATCTTAAATCTGCAAATTCCGAAGAACTTCCGTTGGAATATTCAATATTTGCAAATGCAGTTTCACAAAGTTGGACAATGGGAACCGGAACAAAATTTGATAACATAACATCGGATGGTGTTAGTTGGAAATATAAGAATGGTTCTACATCCACAACATGGCAAGACAATACCGATGGTGGTTCTGCCGTTTTTGCAGCAGGTACAACCGGTTCGGCTAATGCAGAGGGTGGTACTTGGTATATTACAGGTTCGGCAACAC